TATTTTTAGATCGTAAACGTCAGTTTTAGTCGCATAATTTGATTTAATAACCGCAATATCAACCTCTATTGCTCCAACTCTTTTTTCAAGCTCTGACATGTTGCCACCTCCGCCATTACCGCCTTGCCTCATAACTTCCGCTGATATTTCGTCTTTCAACCATGCCAGGTGCGGATGATCTGGGTTGCTCGCTGGCCCTAGCGGATTATTTTGAGAACTCACTAAGCCACTCCCAAATCTCATTATTCGCATAACCCCAATAGCCCGAGAAATTAACAATCATCGATTTACCATTGGTTCCATCAGATAAGCCTAGATCATCAGATAACTGCTTACTGGTTCCTATATAGGATATTAGCCAGTCGCCATTCGGTAGGCAAAAACAAGCGTTGCCAAATTTTTCAGATATTAGATTACCTATAGTTTCTTTATCTTCCGATAGTGGGATAACAATAAAATTAGCCATAATTTATGTTTTTTGGGTGACTATTGTGCATCCACTCTTGAAAATCCTTAAAAGTTAAGTTGCTTGGCATTGTGTGCGATGGTGCCGCAAGTGCTTTTTTCATCCGCTCCAAGTCAAAATTAAATGGCTTGCTGTCAGTCTTTTTTTTGTCAAGAGTAATGGTCATGGCGTACTCCAAATTAGGCCGATTAACGGCTCTTTTTTATTAATTATGATTGTGAATCATAGTTGCTATCGTCTAAATTGTAAATAATCTTAGTCTGTAAGACTTGCAACATACTAAAGCAGCTTAACCAGCACAGCAACGATACCAATGGCAACCACCATCATGCTACCAAGTTTTATGATTAATCGCTGTTCAAGCTGAATCAAATCCATTTTAGTCGCTAACTCTGTTTGTGCTTCTACCAATCCGCGTACAATGGCACGAGCTTGGTCGTGAGGAAGTCCAGAAGATTTTAAATCTTCAACCAGTCGGTCAGTGTCAAAACTTACTGTACTCATGTTACCCCCCTAAATTCTTGTGTATCAAACGTTATCGTTGCCATTGCTCGCCTCGCTCTAAATAAACGCTTTTACAACTAAGGAAAGTATACCGGCCATAAGAAAGCCAAGCATCCATCTTAACAGTACAAATTGTCCATCCTGCTCAACCATTTTTAAGCGCATAGATTGAATGTCGTTACGTATATCCTTGATGTCATTCTTAGTAGCCAATTCAGCTTGTGTTATTTCATCAAGGAAGTCTTTTTGAGCTTCTGCAAAAGCCTCCGCTTGATTACGTGGAACTCCTGCCTGCTCAAGCTTCTGAGCAAATTTTAATGTATCAAACGTTATCGTTGCCATTACTCACCAGCTTAATATGATCGGATGCTCATAATCCGGGCAGGTTTTTTTATAAATACACATCGGGAGGCATTCATTCTCTTTTATTAAGCAATTTTTTTACCTTCACAATGCTATCGTCCTCATTCCTCCGCACTAACTGCCGTCTGTCCTGACCCTGCCATTGTTGCTGTAACTCAGGCTGGTCGTGGGTTTCAGCCCCCCCCCCCCACATTTTCTGTGGGAAGTGTCAAGGGTTTATTTTGATTATTTTGGGGTTTATTTTCTTGGGGTAAAGAAGATTCAAACGAATTAAGAAGCACGCTAATTAATCGTCTTTGGTCATCGCTGTATTTCGATAGATCAACAATGTCTTGATTATTTATAGATGACTCATCATGTATAAAATCCATCCATCCTGATGGTTTTTTTAATAGCGCCTCAAATTTACGCGCCGTTTTTTCACCAATATTTCTATGTCCTGTCAGTAGGTGGTTAATACGGGCAGTAGTTGAGTCAAGAATATCGGCAAGCGCAACTTGAGAGCCATAATGCACTTCCATTTTTTTTAAGTTTAATTGTCTTATTTCAGTCACTTCTTTCATACCTCTTAATCTATCAAACGATTAATTTTAATCAACTACCAAAAGGTATTGCTTAAAAGTCTACCATTTGGTATATTTTACCCATGATAAAAGACATTAAGACAAACGAACTTGCCGCGTTCCTTGGAAAAACAAAAGGATGGGCTTCTAATCTCAAGAAAGGAAAAAAAACACTTCCGCTTGCTGATTGCTTTCGTGTATCAGATCACTTTGGAATCCCTTTGCATGATCTTCGCAGTGAATTTCCCCGCGAAGAAATCAGCCCCGACATATTTGGAAAATAACCATGGCCCGCGATAACCCAATGACTGTTCGATACAGTGACCAAGAAGAAGCCTTTTTGCAAAACATGGCTGATAAAGATTGCCGTCCACCAGCAACACTGGTTTACATGATTACTAAAGCGTGGATGAAGGAGCATGGTTTTTCCGAAAAGAGTAACGATAAAACAAGCATAGTTAACGGTTTAAAGTTGTGAAGATGCTAACTGATGTAATCAGCATCTAATAAAGGAATAAATATGACTACTCCACAAATAATCGCTCTATCCATTCTTGTGCTCTTAACCCTGGGCGCTGTCGCTTGTGTCGCTGCTTGGGTATGCCTAAAAGACCATGACGATGATGATAGCGGGTATGGGTTCTAAATGATTTACCAGCGCCTCCTGGTGCGCCTCTACAGCCTCGGGGTCATGTCCGAGGCTATTTTTAACCTAACCAATAATAAAAATATTATGGTAACAAAATTAATGGCAAGCCAGCATGTCAACCATTGAGTTGGTTGTGAACAATGCAGCGCCCTCTGTTGATCCTGAATCAAGACTAGGTTATGCCTTGCGTTATGCCGCGATTGGCTGGCATGTATTCCCGTTGTGGAACATCGGTGCTGACGAGAAATGTGCGTGTGGTGATGGCGATTGTAAGAATGCTGGCAAGCATCCCCTACAAAAATTAACGCCCAATGGTCAGGATGATGCTTCAACAGATAGCGAGCTAATCAGACGCTGGTGGACACGTTATCCAGATGCCAATATTGCCGCGTACTTGGCACCGTCCAATTTATGCGCCATTGATATAGATCCGCGTAATGGTGGACTGTACACCATTGAGGCTATCGAAGCAGAGCATGGCGACCTGGTATCGGATATTTTGCAATATACCGGCGGTGGCGGTGAGCATCGTGTGTTTAAACTGCCTATCAATCAGACTTTACCGGGTAAATTAGGCAAGGGTATTGATGTCAAGACTAATGGTTATATCGTCCTTGAGCCGTCAAACCATATCAGTGGTGGTTCTTATGCGTGGGAAGCGTCCAGTGATCCGTTAAATGGGGCTATTGCATCACCGTTACCGGACTGGTTGCGTGACTTGGCTCGGACAAAAACGATTATTTCAGATGATTTAGTCGGGCCGGCTATTGCTTTGTCGGATAGCGAGCTGCTGGAGCTGGAAGCGGCGCTGTTGTTTATTGATGCTGACGAACGTGATACCTGGTATCAAATCGGTATGGCATTACAGAATGACGTGGGTGGCGGAACTGGTTTTGATCTGTGGGATAACTGGTCGCAAAAGTCAGTCAAGTATAACTATGAAGCCCAGTTAAAAATCTGGAACAGCTTTAAGCGTAAAGGCTTATCCGGGATAACCAAGGCCACTATATTTAAAATGGCAATGGATGCCGGGTGGATTAATAAACCCGTTATCAGTGAAACCCACTGGTCGCCAGAACTGATGTATGTTAAACCGGAAGCCCCTGTTTATAGTGAAATCGAGCGCTTGCCTGGAGTTTTGGGCGATATAGAGCAGTATTACAATGATACCGCAAAAATCCCACAGCCTATGTTTGCCAAGCAAGCGGCGTTAGGTATTGTGTCAGTCCTGTTAGGAAGGCGCTTTAAGACGGTTTTTGATGATTTCACCAGCTTGTATTTTTTAAACATTGCGCCGACTGCTTGCGGAAAAGAACACATCAAGCGCGTCACTGAAGATGTGCTGAAAGCCTGCGGTATGGAGGCATTACTGGCCGGTGATGGTTACACTTCTGCGGGAGCTGTATTATCAACGCTTAATGTAAAGCCCGTTCATATTACTGTGATTGATGAGCTTGGTTTATATCTCGAAGCGTCAAACAACAAGGCCAATTTTATTGGCAAAAGTGCAAATACGGCACTGATGGAGTGTATCGCAAGGCTTGGCGGTGATGTTCGCTCAAAGAATTATTCAACCTTAGGATCGGCAAAGAGTACGGAAGGCAGTATATCGATAAAGAACCCGGCCATTACTATTCAATCAATGACCACGCCATCAACTTTTTATGACAACTTAACCCATAGCATGATTAAAGACGGCTTCTTTGGCCGTTTCATTACCTGTAAAAGTATCATGCCACGGGTAGCGCCTAGAAAAGTCAGAACCATTCCCGTGCCACTGTCGATTGTCAACTGGTCAAAAGCGATTAATGATCGTGCCGCTGAAAAAGACCCTGCTAATTTTTTCCATGCTAATCCAGCCGCAACCGGCGAAACAATTACTTTGGACGTTGATCAAAAAGCCGTGCTGTTGCTGATGGCATTTTCTAAGCAGATGGTTGATTTAATGAATGACTTGGAAGCCGAAGATTTGTCAGGGTGTGTAGGCCGTTATGGCGAGTTTTCAGGCCGTATGGCGCTAATGGTTGAATTAGCTAAATATCCTTTTGCTACCGTCGTTAATGAAGATTCCGCCATCGCTGCCAATGCTTATATGGGAATGCTATCGGCGGCCACAGTGATCGATGTAAGAGAGAATTTATCCGGTTCTTTATACCAGCAAATGAAACAAGAAATATTATTTGCCATCCGTGCTGATGATAAAGGTATAACTGAAAGAGATATGCACAGGAAAGCGCCTTTTTCAAAGTTGAAGGATAAGGAGCTGTCTGAAATATTGCAGTCGCTAATCAAAGCCGAGCTGATAGGCCTGGTTAATACCAGAGAGGGTAAGCCAGGCAAGCAAAGAATGGCTTTTATTGCGTTAAACCCTAATGAATTGGCAAATTGACATGAATTGGCAAGGTAAAAATGACAATTCAAGCTTATGAATTTAAAAAGAAAACAGGTGAATTGGCAAATCGCGGGGCTACAGCATACCCATAGATATATATTCAGGGGTATCCACCTATGTATGTCAATTTGCCAATTCATTATATATATATTAATAATCAACAACTTAAATCGTCATTTTTACTCTGTCAATTAATGTCAATTCATGTCAATTCAAAATTATGAAAACAACCACCTTATCGTTACCTTGGCCGCCATCAATCAATCATTACTGGAAGCACCGAGTAATAGGCAGAAGGGCGCAAATTTATATCAGCAAGGAAGGAACAGAGTTTAAGAGTACCGTTAAGCGCCTTATTGATGAACTGGCCTTAAACACGCTCACAGGTCGGTTAAATGTAGATATTGCCTTGTATGCACCAACACTTAGGAAGTACGACATTGATAATCGCGTTAAGAGTTGCCTGGATGCCCTAACCCATGCCGGTGTGTGGTTGGATGATGAACAGGTTGACCGGCTTAGTGTGATGCGTTGCGAAAAAACACCCGGTGGTAAAATGCTGGTAGAGATTAGGGAGATTAGATGATTGAATTTACAAGAGAAGAAGTGCTGAATCTGCTGAAAACATTTTCAATAATCGAAGGTTTTTTAATGGGAGCAAAAGATGGATCGAATCAATATATATTAGAAGAACTTGAATATCCCGCTGATTTATTAACAAAAAAATTGCTAGGTGATGAATGAGCATTGAAGAAACATTGAAAGAGCGCGGCAACCGCTACGGAGTCTTTCCGGGACATGCCCGTATCACACAAAATATAAAACGCGCCATGATCGCTAGTCAAAACTGGGACGAACTTAGTGACGATAAAAAAGAGTGTCTTGAAATGATTGCTCATAAGGTGGGTAGGATTTTGAATGGTGATCCTGAGTATCACGACTCTTGGCACGACATAATCGGTTATACCAAGTTAGTGGCCGACACATTGATAATTGAGGTTTGATCAATGGCTGATGATATTGACGCGACCGACATACGCCAACAACAAATGTTAGACGCACAGATCAACAATGCCCGGCAAGGTTCACAAGTCAACATCCATGGTTCTGGCATTTGTTTGGTTTGTGATAATTCGGTAGATCCGGTTGAGGTATGCGGGAAAATTATTGTAGGAAGGTTTTGTAGTGTGGAGTGTCGGGATAGATATGAGTGAGATTATATATTCCCTGACAATAATTTTTATGACATGGGTAATTTATACATGCGTAAACAAATAGCGCCTTATGCCATGCCGCTGGTTTATCTGATGATTGGTTTTATCTTGGTTATCGGATTGATCAAAATATCGGTTGAAGTTTTGGCGAGAGAGTCATGGGGTTATTTATGGCGTTAACATGGCCCAAGTTAAACCTGCAACCAATTAATCTTTTCAATCTACCGGCACATTTAAAAACGGGATGCAGACATACTCACTGGGCGATATATAACAGTTTTGGTTATCGTCAGTGCATTGATTGTCCGGCTCGTGAATCGTTGGTTTCGGTTTCGCCAGTTCCTCAGAGATAAAAATGGAAACGTCATGCTGCCAAAATCAGCCCAAGAGATTATTGAGATTATTGGTATTACGGATGCTGAAAAGCTGATTAAGCAACATGGAGGGACTACGCTGTTTATTACCAACGGTACCATGATGCGGCTTGATATTTCAGGGGCAGCATGTACGGAATTGCTGGCAGTTTTCAAAGGTAATTATCTCTATATCCCAAGGTGCTATAAATTGCTTATGGATAGACGCAACCTACAAATAAAAGCCGACAGAATGGACGGGTATAAAATCCCAGAGTTATGCAGAAAATACAATCTCACTGACCGGCGTATTTTTGCAATCTGTGCAGAAGTAGCAATTGAATACAATCAAGTTGATTTGTTCTCTACATGAACCCCTTCAACTTAGATTCAGCGCCTTGTTTCCGTATAGTTAAAAACAAAATCATTATTTTGGATTGGCAATGGATCAATTAATTGAGCAACTAAAAAGACACGAGGGCTATAGACAGCATACTTACCGCTGTACTGCGGGTAAGTTGACAATCGGCTACGGGTACAATCTGCAAGCAAATCCGTTAAAACTGAGCAGTGTAGAAGTTGGCCATGCAATGAAAAACGGTATGCAGGAAGTAGAAGCAGAAAGGCTATTAACCCTAATGGTTGGGCGCTGTATAGATCAATTAGACAC